TAATGGTTCAGCAACAGTTGCTTTTACTTTACCCGAACTTTCTCCTGCAGCAACTTCTTTTACAGCCACTTCAAGTCCAGGTGGATATACAGCAACTGGTGCTACTTCACCACTTACAGTTCAAGGTTTACAGTCTAATACTGCATACACATTTACAGTAACAGCAACAAATGTTGCAGGAACTTCTGCAGCGTCAGCAGCATCAAATAGCATTACTGCAACAACAGTTCCAGCAACAATGACTGCTCCAACTGCAACTGCTGGTGTTAACCAAAACTCAATTGCTTTTACAGCACCAGCAACTGGCGGTAGCGCTATAACTGGCTTTACCGTAACAGGATCTGACGGTACTTCTGGAACAGGTGCTACCTCTCCAATTGTTATTAATGATACCGCTGGAACTTCACAAACATATACAGTTACAGCAACCAATGCTAACGGAACAAGCACTGCCTCTCCTGCATCTGCATCTATTACTACGCTGTCTCCATTCTTCCCCCCATTTTTCCCACCATTCTTCCCGTTCTTCCCATTCTTCCCACCGTTCTTCCCACCATTCTTCCCACCATTCTTCCCACCATTCTTCCCGTTCTTCCCACCATTCTTCCCACCAACGTTTGGTCCGTTCTTCCCACCATTCTTCCCTAACTTCAAGGGAGCCTTTGCTTAAAATTAATTCTAAATTAATTTGTAGTTAATTGGTTCATAAGTTATAGATAGTTCCTGTGGTATAATTTATTAGGTGCACTTAATAAAGATAGGAAAAAAATGTTAGATTATGATGAAAATTCAAATCCTTGGTTTACTAAAGACAGATCTGAAACAGCATCAAATAGGGTTGACAGAGTAATTGATAAAAATATTACGGTAGAAAATCCAGGGCTTGGATTAAACATTTATCGAAACACTTTTTCAATAGAAGACTCTAAAAGATATATCAGCATTCTTGAATCTAACCTATCAAATGGTAACAAGTATAAATGGTCAGAAGCACAAGTAACAAATTCTACAACACCAATTAAAAAAGCAAGAGATTGTGTAGACTTTAAATATAAGCAAGAAAACTTAGGACCTAAAGATGAAACAAATTTTGAACTAATTGACTTACACGAAGAAATATATCAAAAATTAAAATTGTGTATAGATGATTATGCAGCGTACTGGGGAATAAATGTTATTTACTATGAGGCTTTTAATTTTGTAAAATATGAAGGAGCAGGAACTCATTTTAACATTCACGCAGATCACGGACCATCCTACAACTGTACTGTTTCTGCTGTTATATATATAAATGAAGACTACGAAGGCGGAGAGATTAAGTTTCCACGATTAGACAATTATGTTCATAAGCCAAAAGTAGGAGACATTGCTGTATTTCCTTCAAACTATATCTATGAGCATGCATCACTTCCAATGGAGTCAGGAACAAAATATTGCGTTGTTATTATGACAGATATTAATGAACTAGGTCACAAAAAATGAAACTAAAACCAAATTTAGCAATTTTTAGAAATATTAGGGATTGGACAAACAAAGAAGATAGCAAATGTGTTCCAGGTCCAACTCAAGATGTAATCCCAGAATGGTATAAAGATGCAGATAGATTTGCAAAAATGCCAAATGGACAATATTATAAAGCAACAAAACAAGTTTGCCCGTTTCCAAAAGAAGGCACTGTAGATGACTATGGATTTATCCCAACTTGGAAAGCGTGTCCAGCAATTTTAGATGCGTTTATAACTGGCTATGTTTTAAAAACTCCTTGTGATCTAACATTTTTTAAAAATGCTCAGGGTATTATTGATGTTAAAGTTGAAGATAGCAAGCATAAAGAGTTTTGCACCCAAAGACCAGAAATGCCACAGTTTGAACACCCTTATGGATATTATAAAACTCACTTTGCCTGGACTGGTGATTGGGGACTAGAACTGCCAGAAGGCTATAGCGCCTTACTTATGAACCCAATGAATAGGTTTGACTTACCATTTTTAAATACTACTGGAGTTGTAGACTCGGACAAACTTCACTTACTTGGAAGTTTTCCATTTTTTATTGCAGAAGGTTGGGAAGGAACCTTGCCAGCAGGAACGCCATATATGCAGATTCTTCCTTTTAAAAGAGAAAATTGGGAGCACAAAATAGAAATTTTAAATCAATCTGAAATTAATGATAAACTAGTTAACAATATGAATTTTTTTCGTCAGCCAGATGGAGCGGTATATAAAAACAAAATCTGGTCACGAAGAGAATATAGATAAGGAGCACAATAATGGAAACGTGGACAGAAAAGATTAATTTGGGTAACGGAGTAATATGTTATCGAGGAGTAATAAAAAAAGAGTTTGATGTAATAAATAGACTTGAGAGCACTCTTGGGTCAGTTGCTGCATATGGAGAGTTGTCTTCGGAAGGAAATAGATATCACTGGATGCCAGCATATGTGGGCTATCAGCAGTTAATGCCAGATTATCGAGACTGCGTAGATTTTAAATTTAAAAAAACAGATATAGAACAAGACACCAGTGAAGAATCCTTAAAATTACAGGCTCTTTGGCAAGATGTGTATGATGCTCAATTTGCAGCAGTTGAAGATTATAGAAAAGATCACAACATTATGCCACTAAAATATTGGGAAGCCTTTAACTTTATTAAGTATGGCCCAGGACAGCACTTTATGGAACATCATGATCATGGATACTCTTACAACTGCACAGTATCTCTTGTTGCGTATGTCAATGATGATTATGAAGGTGGAGAGTTATATTTTAGATTACAAAATTTAAACATAAAGCCAAAGGCTGGAGATCTTTATATCTTTCCTTCTAACTTTATGTATCCTCACCAAGCAATGCCAGTTCATTCTGGAACAAAGTACTCTATTGTTACAATGCTAGACTATAGCAAAAAGTTTCATACACCAGATATGTATGATTCCAAATGGGATAACGAATAGTGTTTAAAATATCAGTTGAAAAGACTAATGGTGCCTTATTTGATATTGCTCCAATGTCTATAAAGAGAGACTGGATGGATGCAACTTCCGAAGGTCATGCTTATAGATGTTTTCCAGTAACACAGGCAAATGTTGTTGGGTATAGTCTATTCTGTAATGAAGATATTAACTTTTTTTGGGACGGGATAAATGATCAAACTCCAGACCACCTTGAAATAATTAAGGCACCAGAAGGATCCTATGGAGGAAGAGGTCAATCGTCTATAAGTTTTAATACTGGACTAATATTTAGAACTGAACAAAATGTTAGTATGCTTACTATTAATCCAGTTAATTATTTTAGCAATGACTTTGAAACAATGTCAAACATAGTGAGTACTTCTTTTTATGATAACCCACTTCCATTAGCAATCAAAGCAAAATCACCTAACAAAAATGTTATTATTAAAGCAGGAACTCCACTTGCAACAATAATCCCTATTTCTCTTTCAGGTTTAAACAATACCTCAATAGAAGTTGTTGATTATAAAGATGAAGATAGAAAAAGAATAGACGCAAACATATCTTATGGAGATGCATCACAGGTGATAAATTCTTCTGGAAAGTGGACAGACTGGTATAGAGATGCTGTAAACGAAAAAGGAGAAACCTTGGGCGAGCATGAGGTTAAGGTTTTAAAGTTATCGGTAAAAGATAATACAAAAAATAAACAGAATGGTATAATATAATTATGAATAATGCAGACGCTTCGGTTGTAGTTAGAAAACCTTCATTAACGCCTTCTGGCTGGTTTGGAGATAGCAAGGACATGATTGTTGAGTTAGAAAACTTTATGACTCAAGAAGAAATGGATTTTTTAGAAAATGCTGCAAAGTCTTTAACAATTTGGGATGTAACAGAAAGCCACGTAAATGAAAATGGTACAGTTGTGTATGACTCAGATTATTGGAAAGATAGAGTTGCTACTCAGCCAACATTAGATAAAAATGATCCAGCAATATCTCCAATAATTGCTGGACTATTTCAAAGATTAAAACCAATTATTGAACAATTTTATAAAGTAGAAGTTATTCCAACTGGCACAACTATTGTTAAGTGGCTTCCAGGACAATTTCAAAAACCACACGCAGATAAAGAACTACACGATGGTCCAGATGCTGGTTTACCAAACGATTTTCCTAACTACGATCTTTCAAGTCTTTTTTATTTAAACGAAGATTACGAGGGCGGGGAATTGTACTTCCCCTTACAAGGAGTACAGTTTAAACCTAAAAGAGGTGCTGCTTATTTTTTCCCAGGAGATAAAAACTATGTTCACGGAGTTACTGAAATTAAAAGTGGTTTAAGATTTACTTGTCCATTTTTTTGGGAAATAACTAAACATACAGGAGAACGGCAGCCATAAAATGATTGAGAAAACCATTGAAGCAATAGAAATATATCCTAATATTCTTGTGTATAAGAATATGTTTAAAGATATTTCAAAGTCCTATAAGGTTCTGACAGACTCTCTTGTAGAGTCAGAAGACAGACTTTTTAACCCTTGGACACAATGGTCTATCTTTGGTGAGTATCTCAATCCAATAATTCCTGGATTTTCTCTGTCAGACAAGTATGGAAATTTAAAAAGTATTGAAACAAAAACAGAGATTGAAGAAAGTCAAAAACAATTCGGTATTGAAATGATGGAAAACTTTCATTTAGTTACAGAAGACTATATTAAAAGATATAATCTTGACATAGATTTAAGTGAAATATCTTTAGATGAAAATGAAAACCCAACTGCTAAATGGCGCTGGACAGGCGGAACAATAGGAAGATACCACAAGAGCAATGAAAAAGAAAAAGTTGGAATGAGATATCACTCAGATTATCAAAGAGAAAAAGCCTTTGCTCCAGGCTATCAATTTGTTATAACATGCACAATATATTTTAATGATGACTATGATGGTGGAGAAATTGACTTCGCAATGGGAGACAAACTTGTAAAGTATAAGCCAGAAGCAGGAGACCTTTTAGTTTTTCCATCAGGACATCCAGACTATTTGACAGAAGATGGAATGCCATACTTACACGGAGTTATGCCATCTTATAACAAAAACAAATTTTTAGCAAGAATGTATTGGCAAAAATATCAAAAAGGTACAGATGAATGGTATGCAAAAGAAAAAGAATTTGGCAAAGAAGTCTGGGCAAAAATGCAGCCAGAGTTAGAGGAAAAGTTTAGGCTCGAACATCCTCAAAGATCAGTTATAGAAAATGGAGTAAGAATATCATGAATTTAAATAATAAGAAAAGACTAACAAAAGATATAGTTGTTTATGAAAATTTCATAAGTGAAGAAGATTGTAAAAAAATGATTCAAGCCTTAGATGCTCAAGCAGAAAACGGAGCACTTTCTTGGATGCCTATTTCATTTTATGAATCATATTCTTCTGTATTGCCACAAGATAATGACCAGGAATTAATTGACGCTGAACTATCTCCAACTATTTTTTCTGACATTGAAAAAACAATGCCAGAAGCAATTGCTTCAGTACACAGCCTTGACCCAAAAACAATTTGCAAGATTGGATATCACACACAGAAGTGGGAACCAGGCGCTTACGCAAGAGTTCACTCTGACAATACAGATGCTGAAGGACATTCAGGAGCATTTACAAGAAGTAGATATGCTGGCTTCCTTTACTTAAATGATGACTTTGAAGGTGGTCTATTAAAATTTCCAGGTCAGAATATAGAAATTAAACCACAGGTAGGAATGCTTGCCGTTTTTGACGGGGGATTTAATAATATGCACGAAGTATCATTAATAGAAAGTGGAGTAAGATATACCATCGGATCTTTCTGGGATGACAGAGAAGAAGATGCTTATCCACAAGAATTAAGAGATGCCTGGGCAGCAGAAATGAAAGAGACCAGAGCAAAGCAAGAGATAGAGCGAGCAGAGTGGCAAGAATTGCTTAAACAAGGTTGGAAGTTAGATGCACTCGGAAATAAATATAAGGTAGAAGATATAAAAAATGATTGAGTCTTTTAAAAAACAGTTAACAGACAATGGATACTCTTTTGAAGAAATTACTCCAGAGTTGATATCTGTTGAAAACTTTTTGTCAAAAGATGATATAAATACTTTTTGGAGCATTATAAATAGCACTTCTCAAGAAGACTGGGAAGTAGAGTACTATGCTAATATGAAAACTTTTTGTATGGAAAAATTTGGAAGAGACGATATTGAGAACCTTGTTGCTGAAGGCAAGTATGAAATTACTCAAAATTGGAAAGATAAAAATTTTAATATATCAGATCATGAAATTTATAGACCAATATATGATCATTTAAACTCTATGGTAATAAATTCAGACTCAGAACTTCACCTAAGTGGACTTGCTACAATTCAAAGAATGTACTCTGGAGTAGAGTTAAAGTCTCACACAGATCAGCACACAGACCCATCTATCAGATATGCTACAATTGTATACATAAATGACGAATATCTAGAAGGTGAACTATTTTTTCCAAATTTAGACATACAACTAAAACCCAAGCCAGGAACATTATTATTTTTTCCAGGAAACCAAGAATATGAGCACGGAGTAAGACACGTAGGAGAAGGACCAGTTAGATATGTTCTTGTAGGTTTTATTAAAGAAAATGATCACTATAAAAAGAATAGGTACTAGGAGGAGTTAAATGAATAAAGAAATATTAGACCCAAAGGTTTATTACTATACAGATGCAATAGAGAATTTTGATAAGTTTCAAGAGGTTCTAAAGGAGTTAGACTCCCTAGACTCTACCAATGACCTTGGTGTTAATGTATGGAATCCTTGGACATCATCTAACGATAAAAGTTTTATCTATGGAGAAACAAAGACTTTTGATATTAATGCAATAAACAAAATTGAAGGCGAAATAGGAGAAAAAAGCAAGTACATTTATGACGCAATAATGACTACCCTACATGATGTTTGTAAAGACTACGCTACTGCCCTTGGAGATTTTGATGAGCCAAGACTTTTTCCAACATTTAACATAAAAAAGTACAACACTGGAATGGGAATGGGCGCACACTTTGACCAACTAGATGGAGATAAAACGCTTCGATATTCGTTGGTTATGTATTTAAATGATGACTGTGAAGGGGGAGAAATATCCTTTCAGTTAAAAGACTATAATGGTGGATGGACAAGTTCAGATGGTTTTTCTAAAGGAGTTGCTCCAGAAGTAGATTTAGACTACGACGTATCTGTTGCAAATGGAGCAATTGACTTTGGTTTAAAACCAAAAGCAAACAGTGTTGTTATATTTCCAGCATTTCCTCCATATTTTCATACAGCACACACTGTAAAGTCTGGCTTTAAGTATATGGTTCCTGGTCACTGGATTCATAATGAAATGGATCTTCATAAGTCTAGTGGTATGTAAATGAAAACAGCAATAGTTACAGGAGCCAGCAAAGGCGTTGGATATGCAACCGTCAAACTTTTATCTGAAAATGGATATAGGGTTATTGCTGTTTCAAGAGATCTTTCTAAGGTTTCTTCTTTAGTTTCTAGCAATGTAGAAGTTTATAAATTAGACATAACAAGTTCTGATGAAATTAAAAAGTTTCATGAAAAGTATAGTGACATTACTGTTGATCTTCTTGTTAATAATGCTGGTGGCGGTTCTGGTCCGACACACCTTATAAATGAAACAATGGATAATTTTAGAAGGGCATATGATATAAATGTGTCTGGCCCCATGTATCTTTCTCAACTCTTTGTTCCTTCTATGAAAAAATCAGACTCTGCTACAATTATTTTTATAACATCTCTTTGTGGAAAAATTCCTTTTAGAGGTGGTGGCAATTATAGTAATGCAAAAAGAGGAGAAATGGCTTTGATAGATACGATGAGGATGGAGTTTCCAGAGTATGGTATTAAGGTAACAGAAATTTGTCCAGGAACCATAGATACTCAAATTGAAAAAAAGGATAATGCTTTAACAGCAGAAGACTTAGCAGAATCTATTAGATGGGTTGCCTCATTACCAAAACATTTTAATATAAATCATTTAGAATTAAGTCACATTAACAACAGCAAGTTTAATTAGGTAGATATGAAAATAAATAAACTTTACGATGATGTATATGAGGTAGAAGAATTTTTAACAGAGCAAGAACTTGCTGATGTCTACACCATAATTAATAATACTCCAGAAGAAGATTGGTTTGATGAAGAAGCCAAGAATAAAAACAACACTACAGATTTTTGGTTTGGTAAAAATCTATATTTTGAGTCGGCAAATGTTTTTGATTTAATAAACGATAAGATGAGAGATCTTTTTGAATCTTATTCTTATTATCCTGGAAAGACACATCTGCAAAGATATAAGAAAGGTGATTTTATTAAGCATCACGCAGATCAGTGGATTCCAGATCTACCATACTATATAGGTTATGGGTTTTGTTTATACTATAATGATGACTATTTGGGCGGGGAGTTAGATTATCCAGATTTAAAAATTACAATTAAGCCAAAGGCAAATGCATTGTATATACACGGAGGACACATAGTTCACGGATCACTTCCAGTTTTAGATGATACAATAAGATACTTCTCTACCGTTTTTATACGTGGAACAGAAGAGTCTCCAACTATACTAAAGAAAGAGTTGTTTAAATGACACATAATATAACACAGCAAGAGCAATTTGTAATTGATATTTTAAATAAAAAGGAAAATGGATATTATGTAGAGTTGGGTGCAGCACACTATAGCAATGGAAACAATACTTTCTTATTAGAACAAGAGTATGACTGGACAGGCGTGTCTTTTGAGATAGTTGATTCTATGAAAGATGAGTTTAATGCAAACAGAAAAAACCCTTGTATGGGTGATGCCCTTGCTTTTAACTATATAGACTATTTTGAAAAAAATAATTTTCCAAAACAAATTGACTACTTGCAATTAGACATAGATGCTGGTTATGACAATTACGGAAGACCAGTAGGGAATAGCCACTGGACACTCCAAGGATTAATAGCAGTTCCACTAAACACATATAGATTTACCTTAATTACTTTTGAGCACGATGCAAATATGTATTGGAGAAACGATTCAATTAGGGATGCACAAAGAGAGATTTTAGATTCTTTGGGATACTCATTGGTTCACAGATCATTTCATGAAGACTGGTGGGTTGACTCAAGAGTTATTGGGCACGGAGAATATAGAGATTATCTGCACTGGCAAACTTTGTAAAACTAACTATAAACCATAACTTTAGGGGAGAGTTTTGCTTTTTTAAAAACTCTGCTATACTTAAGACTATTCCGTTTTTGAAAGGACGATACACATGTCAGATTTTTTTAGTTTTAAACTTCCAGAGGACTTCGTAGAAAAGTACAAAAACCAAGAAAGCCCATTTGGGTTTAAGGATGCAGCAGAAAATTCACTTGGAGAAATTACTTTTATTCGTACATATTCTCGCATGAAAGAAGATGGAACT